GGGTTCGATTCCCGTACGGACTGTTTTAAAAGTTGCATAAACACTGTGTTTGCGGCGTCTTAAAAAAATTGGTACTCAAAATGGTACTCAAAAAACTGAACACAAAAGAAAGGAGTCTGCACAAGTGCTTTAGATTCTTTTCTGAAAATGGTAGACTTGGAACGCTTTGGCGTTCTTTTTTTATGCGGTTTTTCTGCTTATTTTTTGCGGAAGAACCGTATTTTTTTATGCAAAAATATAAGCATAGGAGGGATGCGGAATGTTATTTACGGATGAAATTCTTGAAAAAATCTTAATAAGAGAAGATGTATCAAAGGTTCCGCTTGTGTATCAGTCAGCGATGATTCACGCAATCAAGGAAGTATTGGAGGAAGAGAATGTATCAGATGCAAAATCAGAATATGGCATTTAACCCAAACCCAAGCTATGCCGCATATCAGTATAACCCAATGCAGAGATTTCAACAGCCAGAGCCACAGATTCCGCAGATGCAACCGCAGTTTCTTGGAATCCAAGGAAAAGTAGTACAGTCGGAATCAGCGATCATGGCAAATGATGTACCTATGGATGGAAGTGTTGCGTTTTTCCCGATGCAGGACATGAGCGCAATCGTAGCAAAACAATGGGATGCCAATGGAACAATCAGAAAGACCGTTTATAAGCCTTTTAATGAGCAGATGGCAGATTCTTCAAGCGATGATAAAAGAATTGAAATAGGGCTGTCTGAAGATGCGACAAAGGCTATTACTGACAAATTAGATTGTTTGTTTGGAAAGATGGAAGAGTTGGAAGATAAGTTATCTTCGCAAACGCAAAGAAAATCTTCACGAACGCAAAAGGAGAGTGAGTCTTAATGAATCCTATGCAGATGTTACAAGGTATGAGAAACCCACAGCAGTTTTTACAACAAATGATGGGAAATAACAGCGTAATGCGCAACCCCATGGCTCGCAATGCTATGCAGATGGCACAGAAGGGAGATTCCAAGGGCATTGAGCAGATGGCCAGGAATTTGTGCAAAGAAAAGGGAATTGACGCAGATAAGGCTTTTGAGTCGTTTAAAAGCCAATTAGGAATGTGATACTAATTCTTGCAAGATTATGTATATAAAAAATGAATTATGGAGGTAAATTCTATGTTTAACACAGGTAATTGTGCATCTGTTCCGCTTGTCGCGAACATTGACGGAAACGGAAATAACAACGGATGGGGCGCAGAAGGCTCATGGTTATGGTTCATTATCGTTATCTTTGCCATCTTTGGATGGGGTGGATTCGGTAACGGATTCGGAGGAAACGGAATGAATGGTGGTGTCGGAAGCGAAATCCAGCGCGGATTTGATAATCAGGCGGTTGTGTCAAAACTTGACGGCATTACAAACGGAATTTGCGACGGATTCTATGCAGTTCAAAACGGCATGAACGGAATCAACACAAACATTTTACAGACAGGTTTCGGCATTCAGCAGGCTGTCAATGCTGATACAGTCGCTAATATGCAGAATACCAATGCTTTACAGTCACAGCTTGCTAACTGCTGCTGCGAAACGAGAGAAGCTATCCAGGGCGTAAACTACAACATGGCACAGAACACTTGCGCTTTGCAGAACACCATGAACAGCAACACAAGAGACATTATCGACAGTCAGAATGCAGGAACACGCGCTATTCTTGATTATCTCTGCAATGAGAAAATCTCTAGCTTACAGGCAGAAAATAGCGACCTTCGCAGAGCGGCTTCACAGGATCGTCAGTCAGCATTGCTTACAACTCAGATGGCGGCTCAGACACAGCAGATTATCAATGCAGTAAATCCGTCTGCTATCCCGGCATATGTTGTACCTAACCCAAATGCTTATGCATATGGATGCGGATGCAACACCGGTTGTAACTGCTAAAACTAAATAATTGAGTATCTTAATTGAGTCTAACTCGATCATGTCTGCTATGCAGTATTACTTATAATCAAAGGGCAGACTGTAATGTTTGCCCTTATTTTGTGAAAGAGAGGTAAAAATAATGGAAGTAACAGGAATTGCATTACAAACCGTTGCTGCTGGAGAAGATGTTGCATTCACAGAAACAGCAGTAAACGGAACAAAATGTATCGTACACAGACAGGGAAGTGGAATTATCAAGTTAAGAGGTATCACCAATCAGTGTAAGGCTAGATTTTTGGTATCGTATTCCGGCAACATTCAGATTCCGACAGGCGGCACAGTTGAAGAGATTTCACTTGCAATCGCGGTTGACGGAGAGCCTTTGCAGTCAACAAAGATGATCGTAACTCCAGCCGCAGTTGAGAATTTATTTAATGTATCAGCGCAGGCATACGTTGATGTGCCTTGCGGTTGTTGCAGTACCGTAGCGGTACAGAATACGTCCACGCAGGCCGTCGAGGTTCAGAACAGTAATTTGATTGCAGTAAGGGAGGCTTGATATTATGCATAAATTTGCGAAACAGATTATGGATTGCGTGAAAGCCCACGTTGACGGCATCGGAATTGAGAACTTTGAGGGGCAAAACCTTGATGATCTCAAGGATTGGACGGAGATTGCAAAGAACATCGTATGCTTTGACAAAGACTATAACATTGTTGAAGCTATGAAAAAGTCTGAAGATGAAGAAATCATGCGCATGGTGGAAGAATTTGGAGATTATCCGGGAAGAAGATACTACAATGAGTACCGGTACTCAAACGGAAGATTTGCACCGAAAGGGCGTGGAACACGCAGAGGATATGTAGAACCACCATATTATCACCAGATGCCGGAAGATTACCACGAATGGGAGAGAATGCCGGAATACGACCGAATGAGAGACCTTGACCGAATGAGTATGGGAAAGATGTATTATTCAGAGCCTATGAGCGGAAATAACGGCATGAGTACCGGTACTCACGATGCAAGAGAGGGCAGAGCCGGTATGAGTCGGAGAAGTTACATGGAGACAAAGGAAATGCATAACGGAAATTCGCCGGAAGATAAGGACGCAAAGATGAAAGAGCTTGAAAAGTACATGAAATCTCTTTCAGAAGATGTGACAGAGCTGTTTTCCGGTATGTCCCCGGAAGAGAAACAGTTGACCAAGACAAAGCTGACTACTCTTGTCACTAAAATGTAATAGAGAGGGCATTTTGCCCTCTTTGTTTGCGAGGTGGTAAATTTGTTCACGATAAACAATGAAATGTGGAATTTGGTCAAAGTATCGCGTTGCAGCGATATGCTACAGAGAAGTGATGGTAGTAGGACAGTAGGCATGACCGACAGGGATACGCAAACGATATATCTTGCGGATGATCTACGCGGAAAATTCCTTGATCGCGTGTTATGTCACGAATTATGTCATGCGTTCTGTCTTTCGTATAATGTATACATGGATATTGATACAGAGGAAATCGTAGCAGACTTCTTGGCTACATACGGAAGAGAAGTATTTGAAATTGCAGACAGACTATTGATTGAACTTATGGAGGTTGCATAATGGATAAAATTTCAGAACTCTTACAGTACGTGCACCGGACGAATCCGGAAATGACTAGGGAAAGGCTGATAGAAGAGTTGAGTAAAAGTGATTATGCGGCGCGGTCTTTGATTTTTACGAAAGAAAATTTTCTCCGCGCGCCAAAAAATATTTCGTAATTTTTTGTACCCCCCCTGGGGTAGCGTTTTAGGGTCAAGATTCCATTTTCACGGATTCCTAAAAACGTGTAACAAACATGCAATTATCTGCGACATTCCGCAAATAACACAAATACACCATATATTATGTTATATATAGATAATGCACTGATGATATTTGATAATATTGCAGGTCGCAGGCAAACGCCAAAAGACGCTTGCCCGGCTTAGTTACAATCTAGCATAGACCGCTTTTTACCACTTGTCAAGATAGCGTTTCCCGTCGTACCGGCTGTAAGTGTGTGTTATGTTTTCCGGTCTTTGCGTGATCTGCAACCAATCGCCGCCACGCTGGGCGGTTATTTTGATCTTTGCAGACTCCACCCATTCCACGCCCTCAAACTTCGTGTAGCCGCACATTTTGCCGGATATTTCCAGATAACCAAGGTCAGCCACCCGGCGCATGATTTCCTTTTTTCCGATATATTCATATTTTCCCATCTTTCCTACCTCCAGACATTCCGCGCTCACTCATGCATATATTTTCGCATCCGTCGCGCGATAATTGATTTACGATCAGCCACGCTTGTAAATCTCCATACGCCACACGGCGCACAGTTTGCCCGTTAAGGCTCGCTTTAATATCATAGATCATAGGCTTTTATATCTCCTTAGATTGTGCTTATTTGTCAATGTGCGCGTGAGAACCAGTTCTCACGGAATCCACGCCGCCGGAATCGAATCGGCTCACAACGCCACCAGGCACGCGGAAAGGGGCGGGAGAGTACCGCCCTAAAATCTATTTTGCTTTTTTAATTGTAACGATAAAATCATCAGTTTTATTTTTTGGCGTTCCGCTGTCGCTGATCTTAACAATAACTTTCTGACCGTCTTTAAAGTGTGCGTCTGTGTCGGACATTTCCCAGATGTTCCCGTCTGCGGTATAGATGTCAAAACCTTTCCCGGTCAGCCTTTCGCCGTCCTCGTAGGTATAGGTATAACTAAAATTGCGGACGGTTCCGCGCACCTTGTAGGTATGTGCAGTTTTCGCGTTGGCTGTTGCCGGTGCAAGGTTTGCAAGTGTTACGGCTGTTAATACAATAGCTAAAATTTTGTTCTTCATGGTTGTTTTCCTCCGTTTTTTAATTTTTCCGGTCATTCCGGTAAAAGCAGGCCGGGGAATCGAACCCCGGAAAAGCCAGCCTTGCTTAATTTGCTAAAATCATGCGCGCCGTATTAAATACATACAATCTGTTGTGGCTGTGCCGCTTAAAATCTCCATTTTCAGCAATCACGCGCCCGCTATTTGGGTATTTAAGGCTTAAAACGGTCAAATACTTGTTTAGCAGTTCATCCGGGCATTTTAGGCACTCTATAGCGTTTTCTATGGTGCTTTTCTTGCTATTGCAATAAATTCCCTCAATGCGTACCCCTTTTTCTTTTTCCAGCTTGTCAAACTCTTTCAACAATTCTGCTTTTGTCATATAATCAACCATCCTTTCATTGTGCGGTCTGCCATCATCAGAGCCGGGAGACCATCCCGCGGCTGACGCTCCAGATCGGAGCGTTTCGGCTAATGCTGACTATTTAATTCAATGCATTTTTTGTTACAATCTTCGATAGATCCGGCGAATACAATTTTGCCGTTTCCGTTGATTTTTTCAATTACGCAAAATCCGAAATAATCGTTGTAAGTTATATAGTATTCTGCCATGTTCTATACCTCCTCAATATATATTCTTTCTTCTGATCCGGTTTCGTCATCTTCATAAATTCCATTGAAATCATCGAACCATCTTTCGGCTGCGTTGTGGTTGTATGTCTCGCCGCCAAGAAGAACGCGCCCGGTTTCCGTTACAAGTCTGTATTTCTTTTCCATGTTGTTTCCTCCGTTTCGTTTGCTTTATTTGTTGTAATTATAATAGCACTAATATTAGTGTATGTCAACACTATAATTAGTGAAATTTAAAATATTTATATATTGCTTTTTAGTGCCATACATTATATAATGAAGTAAAACAAAAGGAGGTGCAAACAGTGTTTACATATAAGATTGACATTATAAAAGAACTTTCAAGCCGTGGATTTAACGCTACAAGGATAAGAAAAGAAAAGATAATCAGTCAAGCAACGTTGCAGAACATCAGACAGGGGAAAAGCATTACATTGGACACGCTCAACACGATCTGCATCATATTAAGATGTCAGCCGTCGGATGTGGTAGAGATAACGCCAAGCAATGAAGAAAAAATAAAATATTTTTAAACACTAATAATAGTGTTGACAACATAACATGTATGTGCTATATTATAGTCAGATCAAGAAAACAGCACAGCGCCGAAAGGAGAACGACATATGAAAATAAAAGGAATCGGAACAATAAGCAAAGAGAAAGCAATGAGCATCCTAACTAGAGAGGGAAGAAAAGCCGTAAAAACTGGATTGATTACGACCGAAGAACTTGGCCAGATGTACAAGCTGGATCAGGTCGAAAAAGCATCAAAGGTCGGAAAGTATGGCGAAACTTTCCGGCAGTCTTACAAATGGGTTCCGGACGATCTGAAAGAAGAACTTACACCGGAACAGCTTGGAAGGCTCACAGATGCATTCCATGAGTGCTACGGAGCAGGAAAGAACGCATAAGAAAGAGGGGGAAGAAAAATGATTAAATGGAAAGCAACAAGCGTAAACGGACTTGTGGAATATGAGCAGGAAGCCGAAAATTTTAAGGAGCTTTTTGACGCTCTGGACGAAAGAGGAATAATTAGCGATCCAGATTTTCCACTTTATGATACGGCACTCTTGGAAAAGTATGGGAAATTGTTTAGCGATAATGACTTTAAAGACGAGAGTGGCGAACTTGATTACGAAAAAGTCGATAATTTTCTGGATGGAAAGAAATTGTCAGACATGGAACTGTATGAGTTAACACTCTCCAGGAACGGAGAAGCGTATTATCAAAAATTTATGAGAGAAACCGAAAACGGCATCGTTGAAATCGGGGAATCAGATTTTGATAAAACCGGCAAATACAAATATTAAAAATGCCGGTGGATAATCCACCGGCAACAGTCACGTAAATTTGGTTAGGTACTAAACCTAATCTTCCATAACTTACGTGGCTAAGAATAACATATAATAGATAAAAAGTCAAGAAAATATTTTGACAACGTTTATATTAACAAGACAAGAAAGAGAGGAAAACATATATGATTATCAAAGATTGTGAAATAACAAAAAATGAATTAGACAGAGCTATTAACAAAGTTCTTTTTGGCGCACACGGCAACTGGAATGGCTGGAAACAATTAATTTTGCTTTCTCAGTGTGGAAAAATGGAGTTAAAAGTTGCGTCGATGGATTATTGGCAAGGGGATTATGATAAGGTTTGCAATTTGACTTTAGACATGGACCCGGAAAGATCATACATTTTTACGATAAATGACGAAGAAGTGACCAGATCAAAGGTTATGGAAAAAGCGTGGGAAATATACAACAATGAAAATTCTTGCTGTAGAACGCATTTGTAAAAATAGGGGCTGTATTATACAGCCCCCCCTGCGGCGCGAAATACCTCATAAAGTGAGTATTTCAAAACATCTCATGTTACGGTTTAAGTGCGCCGCAAAAGTATAATAGCACAGTTGACTTGTGGAGTCAACAAGAGCATGTAGGAGGGAAATTCCATGAAAGGGATATTTTGCAATAGAATATATTTAGATAACGAAAGTTATGACGAAAATGGAAATATAGAATATTACAAGATAGAGGAAGAAAGTGAGTATCTTGAATTTTCTGAAGAATGGGTTAAAAATGGCACAGAAGAAGAAATTAAATCTTTCGTAGAGAATATGTTAGACAACTCTTTGCAAACAAGCAGCAAAGAAGAAGCCGGTTATTCTTGGAAAGCAGACGGAAATTATAGCCTAGATTCAAATAAATTAGAACAAAATTATATAGTTCTGTTTAAAAATAACATTCCAATAGAAGCGTTTTGGATAGGAAATGCTATTGACAAGTAAGAAAATGCATTGTAATATAATAAAGCACCTTGTAAAAAGGTGGGAATAGAAACAGGATTATTATTTATCCAGTGCTTAATGGCACAGAAAGAGAGTGGGAAAGACTAAAAATCTGCCCCACTCTTTTTCTGTCACTGAGAATATAATTATTTCAATCCTTGTATCTGGGGAATTGCTCCAGATACCACGCGCAGAGCATCCACTGCACGCGACACAAAAACATAAATTAAATGTTTTGCTCTTACTAAAAAGACTATTGTTTCAATCCGTGGTCGCCGGGATCGCTGGCGGCACCACATCGGCAAGCATCCATGCCGTGCGACATATCTATAGTTTATCATCAGATCGGACAAAATGCAAGTAAATATTTTCAAACAAAGGGCAGCTTTCCGGCTGTCTTTTCTTTTCACCATATCCAAAAATCAACAACGCATCCGGGCATATCTTACAAAATCTCCGAAAAACCGTAAGCAAACTATAAAACTTTTCTTAAATTTTTATAAACAAAGCTAGGTTCATTAGGTCTTTGACAAGTCCAAAAATGATAGAATAGTATCAGTTTTTACAAAAAATCGTCTGACAATCGTATGACATAACACGACACAATCGTCTGACGTCGCTTTTTCAGAACTATGTTTCTCTTTCTCTATCTTTTTCTTAATCTTTTAAATTAATAATAATACACTGTATTTAAAGCCTATAGGTTGTAGAGTAAGTGTATATCCGCATATGCGCGCGGCGTAAGTATATAAATACCACCGTAAAAAATTAAGGCTTGACTTTAAACCCGGAAATAGTGTATACCAAAAGCAGAGAGATAAACAGATTGGAGGTGTGAATATATGCAGGATATAGAGAGTGTAGATCTTACAAGACTTATAGTAGATCTGGGTACAGTACAAATATACACATCAACTGTAAATGATTTAATAGATCAGGCATGTATAGAATTTCACATTGATGATCTGTTAAAAGCTGGACAGAGGCAATGGAAAGCTGTAATGCAGTATGTTGGTATGCATTTATTCCCAGATACGAAAGTATTAAAGGACAAGAGTTTAAGTCCTCTTGGTAATGCAACTATACCAACTAACTGTAACAGATACGACAGAGAGGCATTATATAAACTTTGTGATTATTATATATATATATCCAATGTCTACAGTAAGCTGGTAAGTACAGTAGCATTCAGTTATTTTTGTAATATACCAACGAACACAATGGATATATGGGCTAGTGATGAACCAAGCTCGCTGACTTTCAAGATGTGGCAAAAATTGCAGCGATCTCGTAAGGATTGCATCCTTGATCGTGCGTATGACTCCAATAGCCCGGTGGGCACCATGTTCGTGGGAAACAACGAATTCGGAATGAATCAGCCCGGAATTGGCGATAATGCCACGCAACGCAAGGCAATCACAGCGCAGGAGCTGCCAAGATTGGACGAGAAAAAGAGCCAAGAATTGCACGCAATTGACACACAATTTACAGATGCAGCGGTAAATAATACAGTTTAAATTGTGTGCGATTATTCTACAATTCACAAATGCAGTAATACCAAGGGTTGTAGAGTTTTAACTATTCGGAAAAGTTAGGTTTTGCGAATAGTTGCAAGGGAATGACATGAATTGTATTAAAACAATTTGATTTTCACACAATGACAACAAAACGAAACGGAAAATATTTTAGATTTCCATGTTTGCAGAAAAAGGATGGGGAGGGGGTCTGGCAGAAAGACCACCGGGCGGCTACTAAGTCCCTTAAATTCCTCAAAAAATAAAAAGCCCACTTACAACACCCATTGACTTTTTACAACAAGTAGCTTAATATAAGCTTAAACAATTCACTTTCACGTTGCGAATCGCAACTACATTTCCAAAAAAAATTTAAAAACAAAAAAGAGTGTTTCGGACAGGAGAATGATATATGACCGGAAATGAGTATCAGTCATTAGCCATGCGGACAAATGATCGCAAGGCAACAGAAAGAATTTCGGATAAACTTGATTTGCTTAAATCTTGCAAGAAGAACAATATCGCATCGTTGCAAGATTACGACCTTGGCGGAATCTTTAATGCTTGCCTTGGACTATCCGGTGAAGTTGGAGAATTTAACGACATAATCAAAAAATGGATTTTCCACGAGAAACAGCTTGATATTGACCATGCTAAGAAAGAAGCTGGCGATATTTGTTGGTATCTTGCAATGCTTTGCGAATCCTTCGGATGGAGCCTTGATGAAATCATGCAGATGAATGTAGACAAGCTTAAGGCACGTTACCCGGAAGGCTTTGACATCGAAAAAGCAAACCACAGAGCGGAAGGTGATGTGTAATGGCAAGCTGCGGCAATGAGTTGATGAAAACCGAGTATTCCGAAACCTTTGATGAAAAACGCAAAGGATTGATTGAGCAGTCATATTACAAATACGGACCGGCAAGAATGAATTTTGCAAACGGGAATGTGGATGCAATCGAAAGTTTGAAAATGAATCTTGCCAAGTTTGAAGAGACCGGGAACCTTGAATATCTGTGTGATGTTGCGAATTATGCCATGTTCCGGTTCATGTTTCCACAGCAGGGCGAATATTTCAAACATACAGATTCTGATGAATCTGCTGGACTTTTCGGCATGAGCGTGAATGAAATGGAGCGGTTCAAACAGGAACACGGATTTGAGGATTGGAGATATTGATATGATTTTAAATATAATTGCTACGGCAATAGATGTCATTATGATACTTAGCCTTATGATGCAACAAGTAAATCAGACAGACAATTCAAACGCAATGGGGTATTTGCTTTCATACGCGATCTTTGCAATGAATATTATGGTCATTTGGAAATGATGGGCTATCGCCAAGCGGTAAGGCACAGGATTTTGATTCCTGCATTCCGGGTTCGAATCCCGGTAGCCTAACTGGTTGCATGCTGACGATCCATGCAACCACATATGTTTTTCTCATATGTACTTGAACCCTTGGTTGAATGTTTCAAGCATTTGGGTTCCTCCTTTCGCCACTAGGACGATTCCGTTAAGGACGGTGTGAGACCGTCCGGTGGCATTTGTCGCAGATGGCGGCATCTTGGCGTAAGACTATATGGTTCTGAATGGCATCCGTTCCGTAATTTGCAGAAGTGCAATCCATATAGCAGTCAACTATGATTCGGGCATCTATCCCGCGGTGCCTGAACCATGAAGCAGTGTTAGCCCTGCTTTAACAACGATACGGCAAGCCCGGCACACGCGAGTAAATAGGGCGTAGGTGGTGGCGGAACAGGTAGACGCGCAGATGGCAGAGACAGGACGAAGATTAAAAACTCATGGTTGAGTCCTATGGGTTCGATTCCCTCCAATGTGAACAGTGCACGGTTTATGTGAGGTTCAAATCCTCACCCACCTACTCGGTCAAATTATGCTGTCTGTTTGCAGGCGGTCTATGTTTTGGCTGAAAATGAGTTGCCGGTGAAATGCTGTAAACCGGATAGTGCAAGGCATAGCACGTAAAACATATTGCTAACCGTCTTGTGGCGGTTATGATCGGTTAGTCGAGCGGTAAGACACCACCCTTTCACGGTGGTAGCACGAGTTCAAATCTCGTACCGATCACTATATTGGGATTTAATTCAGTGGTAGAAGACACGGCTTATATCCGGGTTGTCGCGGGTTCGATTCCTGCAATCCCAACTTCGGGAGGCCTTTCGGTTCTTCGGAATGCGAGAGTGGAAATCAAAAAAGATAACGCACAACAAAAAGACTGTGAGTAGGAAGTACAACAAAAGCAGTTAGGCGATACAATCAAAATTTCCTAATGCGTTTGGTTAACCTTTGAGTGATTGGATATTGCCATTTGCAGTGTTCCCATAATGGAATTGGAGCCGGTTGCTATCCGGTCGGGCGTTTATTCGCCTTGTAGGTTCGAATCCTACACACTGCGTTTGCCCTAAATAGGGCGTTGATGTGTGGCGGAATGGGTAAACGCTATGAAATGTCTATTGCAAAATGCAATACAGAGAAAGTATTTCTCAGGGACATTATGAGAAAGTAAATCTTTTCTGCGAGGTTCAAATCCTCGCCACATCAATTCAATTACATTTGTTACACATAAAAGACGCGGGATCTCACGAGGATTCCGATTTTTGCTATGATTGGGGGCGTAAGAATGTGTGATTTTTGTCGTAATAAAAAGAAAATCATTGATGGTAAAGGAAATTTAGTTCTTTTTGGAGCTGAAAATAACATGATTTTCGACAATAGCGATGGAAAAGAGGTTGCAGGAGCCGTAAAAATTAATTTTTGCCCTATCTGCGGTAGAAAGTTGGTGAAAGAATGTGAAGATAAATGACATAAAAACCTAATCGCAGATTACGGAGAAAGTACAACATTGAAAGATGTCTTGAAGAAAGTTCAAGGAAATAGGGAATACAAATGCCCTAAGTGTGGCGGCTCTGGAAAAATTACCATAAGAAAAAATCCGGCTGAATATTGGGAATGCAGTGATAGATATGAATATAATAGCATAGAATGCGACCTTTGCAATGGAGAAGGATACACAGAGCATGAATATAAACCGAAAATGGTGCAGGACGGATGGCAGTAACTCAAAACAAGTATGACGGATATTAAGGTGGTGGAAGAATGAATGAATTAACGCAAAGCAAAGACGGATATATCGTATTTGACGAGAGCGGAACTTGCGCACTTGCATATGGCGCAGCGGAAAAATGGTTCAAGACTTATGATGAAGCAATCAATTATGCTTTAGAAAAAGTTACTAAAAATTGTGAATTATTTAAAGAGCGCATTGATTTTAACTCTGTAATTGTTTATGAGGGTTCAGAAGAATTTATGCACGGAACGCATACTATACCATATGGGAAAGTGTTGTTTTGGTGGAAGAATCATAAATAGTTTGGTGGTGGAAGAATGAATAAATTATTACAAAATATACTTTTTCAGAAACCTACAGATTGTAAATATTGCGGAATGTTAAGTTGCGGAGTGCTTGGCGCGACTTACACATGCGTGAATGAGAAAAGTGATTGTTATTTTGTTTACCCAGTTATATGCCCTAAAGAGTGCATATTTTATGAAAAAGACACGGACTCCCAATGTTAAAACACTATTCAAACAACACAGACATCGGAACTTGATATTTTGAATATGCTAGGATTAGTTTGAAAGGCGGTGGAATGATGGTTACGCAGAAAGATGTCCACAATAGTATAGTTGTAAATGCAAACGCTTGGCAGAAAAGATATTTATCATTACAATGCGGTGGAAACGTTGAAAAGATAAAGGAAGTCGAACAGACAATGGCTAATATGATTAACGGCATTAGGAAGGCGCTTAAAAATAGTGGAACAGATTATTTGAATAAACTTGATTTGTAAGCGAGGGATTTTATGAAACATCAAAAAGAATGGCACACTTGCGACAGATGTGGTGTTGAAATCGAGTGCAACTATAGTGCTGTTGCAAATATTGAGGTAGAAAAGCAATCATACAGACTTGGTATCTGCGGAGTTATTTATAAGAGAAAAACGCAAAGAGAAAGCAATAGTTTTGATTTATGCCCTAAGTGCAGGAGAGATTTTGAGAGGTTTATGAGAAATGATCGTTAATATGGGAACCAAAACCTATGAAATGAGCCGCAAGCAGGCAAAGGCTATCATTGGAACGGCTAAGAAACTTGCAAATTGCAACATATACGGCATTGAAAAAGGTAATGTGCTGATTATGCTAAATGAAAAGTATGAGGACGATATGAGCCTTAAAAAAGCCGTAGAGGAGTATAAAAAGAAAGGGTTCAAGGTGCATTGGAAATGAAAATAATTAGAAATGGCAATTTGAGATACGAAAGAAAGCCTTTACAGTTTGAGTGCAAGAATTGTAAAACCATTTTTGAAGCGGAAAAGACTGAATATCAATATTGCGGAAATCAAATAGAAGGTGACAACTACAAGTGTGAATGTCCGTTGTGCCACAAAACAGTATATTACAGCTAAAACGATATTACCGGCTACAGATTGATTGTAGTCGCTAACCTAGAAAAATTATAGGCAGAGGTCAAGGCACTTCTGCTTTTGCGGAGGTGCTTTTTATTTGGCTTCAAAGCAGTTAATCAATGCAGTAAATGGATATGAAAACTACATACAGAGAAAAGGCGTTGATGAACAGGTAATAGATGCCCTTTTGAAAGCGTGCAATGTGGCTATTCGGACAGAAAAAGATGTTGACTACGGATTGACTATAACCGAAAGAACAAAGGCTTTAATCAACGAATATACGCAGAAAAATGCGGGCGGTAGCATATGGGAACTTGAACGATATGCGCAGAATCACGACATTAAAGGCGGATACAAACTTGTGGATCAGTTCTATGAAGTCTTGCGGTTAGAGAGCTTTTATCGTTTTGAGAGCTTCATCTACTTTATGGAGCGCAAAAGAAATTGGAGTAAACGGTTTTATTATCCACGCCGCAAGACGCTGAATATTGTTGCCCAAGATCTTGAAGATTTGGAAAACCGAAAGATTAAATTTTACGGATTATCAATGCCATCGCGTGTTGGTAAATCGACTATCTGCATTTTCTTCCTATCGTGGGTGGCTTTGCGCAGACCAAACAGCCATAGTGCTATGGGTGGTCACTCTGGTATTTTGGCAAAAGGATTTTACAAAGAACTGATGAATCTTTTTACCACAGAAGAATATACGTTTGCGGAACTTTTTGCTTATTGGCATCCGGAATACGCAAACGCAGCACTTCCAACGGACAAAAGTGCTGATGAATTTACAATTACGCTTGGAGATCCGGACAGATTCGCAACCGTAACGTGCCGTGGTATTGATGGAACATGGACAGGAGCGGTCGATGTTTCAAAAGATGGATATTTGTATGTCGATGACTTGGTGCGTGATCGAGAGCATTCATTAAGTCCTACTCGAATGGAAAACACATACCAAGAGTACCTAAACAAGATGGTTGACCGTAAAAATGACGGTGCAAGGGAATTGATGGTCGGTACTCTTTGGAATGTTTTAGACCCATTGGAGCGCATGAGAAAGCAATATGAGCATGACCCGCAATACCGATTCCGTAAGATTCCGGCACTTAATGAAAATGACGAAAGCAATTTCGCGTATGAAATCAACGGATTTTCCACGGAATACTATCGGGATATGCGAGATAAGCTTGACAATGCCGAATGGATGGCTAAGTTTATGCAGCAACCATATGTCCGAGAGGGATTGCTTTATACGGATTTGAGACTATTTAACGGAATCCTTCCGGACGGAGATTTCCGGCGTATCGGAGTTGTGGATGTTGCCTGGGGAGGCGGCGATAGCTTGTCAATGCCGATTGGGGCAGAATATGAAAACGGTGATGTTTATATTTACGATTGGGTATTCAACAAAGGTCCGAAAGAGGTAACAATCCCTCTTGTTGTTGGACGAATTATCGGGAATGAGATTCGGCAGACAAGATTTGAGGGAAATACCGGGGGCGATCTGTATTGCCAATATGTAGATGAAAAGCTGCAGGAACAGGACTATAAATGCTCATGCACAAGCAGAAAAGCACCAAACAAGGTTGAAAAGTTATCAAAAATCATAGCGTATTCAGGTGATGTTAAGAGAAAATTCATATTTCTTGATACGCACCGACCGACGCAGGAACAAATGAAGAAAGATTCAGATCTTGGAGTGACAAGATATTACAGAAATGACGAATATCAAGCAGCTATGGATGAACTCTCTATGTTTGTAAGTATTGGTGGTAATGAACACGACGATGCGGCAGACGGTTTAACCCAGCTTGAAATGTTTATAGAGAACCCAAACAATACCGCAAAGGTAGAAGCAGCAGTAAACCCATTTAGGAGGTATTAGGATATGACAACAGACAAATATCTTTCACAGATAAGCAGAATTGACCATGCGATTGCAAATAAGCTGGAAGAAATCAAAAGGCTATCCGATATGGCAACTTCTATATCCATATCTCCGAAAGAAGTGGATGTGCAATCATCCGGCAATCCCGACAAAATGGGGAGCGCGGTATCGAAGATTGTTGATTTGCAGAATGAGGTTCAGACACTTGTAGATGAATTGGTTGATAAAAGACGGATTATCATATCGCAAATTGACAGTATGGATAATACAGATGTATATATCGTGCTTTCATCACATTATGTCAATGGAAAAGATTGGAACCTGATTTCTGTTGAAATGAAATATTCCTACAGGAACATTATGAAACTTAGAAAAAGAGCATTGCAGGAGTTTGAAAGACGTTATGGACAGCTTTATTCTGAAAAAAGTGCATAAAAGTACACAATAGTTCACACTCTTTCACAACATTTCCTAAAACTTGCATGATATACTAAAAGAGTAGAAAAACAAATTCCTACAACCCCCAAAAGCATATAACCCGTAAAAGGCACTGCCGGAAATGGCGGTGTTTTTTATTTACAAGAAAGAGGTTGCTATGAAAAAAGTAACTATATATTGCCCGGATTGCGGAAGAATTGCCGGACATTATGATGGGAGATCTACGATAGATCATCCGTGTAAATGTAAAAAATGCAATCATATTGTGATTTATCGCGTGGCAACAGGCAAAATTGAAACAAAGCCGATACCAAAACGCGCTTGCAGTAGTGGAGTTTTATTTATATGAATACACAGTATTTTCATGACCTTGTCAGAGGCTGTTATGGTAGAAAAATTGCATACACGAATGTAGATACAATAACTGCTAACAATGTTGTTAAGGTTATTGGAAGTACAATTGGAATATTCAACTGGAATAAGCCCGTTATTAAGTATCTGTGGGATTATTACAAAGGCGACCAACCAATATTATATAGACATAAGCTAACTAACGAGGATATTACAAATAAGATTGTAGAAAACCACGCATATGAAATTGTTCAATTCAAAGTAGGACAGACATATGGCGAACCGATTCAGTTTATAAGCCGCAAAGATGATGAAACTATCAATAAAGCTGTCGATGCGCTTAATGATTTTATGGCAGATGCCAATAAACAAGAAAAAGACATTAAGGCTGGAGAATGGCAATCGGCAACAGGAACATCCTTTAAGGCGGTTCAACCTAAAAATGGTGATGTGCCGTTTAGAATTGTAGCACCTACACCAATGAATACTTACGTTGTTTACAATGAAAGCACAGAAGAACCTATGCTTGTTGTGCAAGAACTTAAAGATGAGGATGAAAACTGGTATAAGATGGCATTTTCCGACACTATGTCTTTTAGAATTGTTGACAGCAAAGTAGTTGAAGCAAAACTACATACATATGGTGAAATCCCTATCGTTGAGTTTCCTAATAATCACGAAAGAATATCCGATATTGAGCTTGTTGTAGGCATGCTTGATGCTATTAACAATATGCAGTCTAACAGAATGGATAGTATACAGCAATTTGTTGAATACTGGGTTAAGTTTGTAAATTGCGAAGTTGATGAAGAAACATTTGCAAAAATGAAAATGAACCACGCTCTTACAGTTAAGTCCATCAATAAGGACAATAAGTCGGATGTCGAAATTATGACACAAGAGCTTAATCAGACACAATGTCAAGTTGCTAAAGAAGATTTGTGGGATAACACATTATCTATATTGGCTATACCAAACAAACAGGGCAACACAGGCGGAGATACGCAAGGAGCGGTCGAGTTAAGAAACGGATGGGATTTCTCTAAGACAAGAGCAAAACTGAAAGACCCTATTGTTAAATCGTGCGAAAAGCGGTTAGCGGTAGTAATTCTTAATATTCTAAGACTTGCAGGAGAAGACTTAAAACTATCGGTTAGAGATTTTGATGTACAAATAAATCACAGTCCGCAGGACAATATGTACACTAAAGCACAGACACTTACAGTGTTGCTTCAAAGTGGCATACATCCACTTATAGCAATTAAGACAGTTGGTTTATGGGGAGATGCAGAAAAGACATTCCTTTTATCAAAACCATATCTTGATAATATATACAAGACTATTGATGATGTGGAAGCACAAGAACAAAAAGCACAAGAGATAGTTAATCAACTTAATAATAATCAGCAAAATAAGGCGGTTATCGAATAATCGGTAGCTGCTTTTATTTTATACATTTTGCAGCTATGCGGTAAATAGCAGAAGAACACAGCAGGAGCGACCTGCGGTAACAAAAGCGTGTGTTTAACGGAGGTAATTATGACAAGAGAAGATGTATTAAAACTTTTTCCAGAAGCAACAGATGAACAGATTACAAATCTTCTTAATCAGAACAATTCAGAAGTTGCTACCGAGAAAAACAAGGCAAAGCAGTACAAGGCTAAGGCTGACACAGCAGATGGCTTACAGAAGCAGCTTGATGAAATACAGGCTGGTAATATGTCGGAGCTTGAAAAGGCAAATAAGGCATTAGATACAGCTAATCAGCAGATAGCAGATTTACAGAAATCTAACGCTATCAGAGACCAGAGGGAAGCAGCTATGACTAATTTTAAGATTACTGCTGAACAGGCAAAGACGGTTGTTAAAGATGATGGAAGCCTTGATTACACCGAACTTGGCAAGATTATGTCCGAAAAAGAAACAGCTGCGGCACAGGCTAAGGAACAGGAGATTGCAAAACATCAGGATATTCCGGGTGGCGGCAGTAATAAAAGCGGTGCAGACAATAAGACAAACGCTGAAAAGATAGCAGAAAGCCTTATATCTAACGCACCTAAGAACAATGACGTTTTATCACATTACATTCAGTAATAACAGGAGGTAAGAAATGGCAAAGGAAATGAATATGCAGTATGAAAAGACTTCATACGCAGGAGATGTTCAAATTTTAAAGAGAGAGCCTAACGAAGCAATCCCATTAACACTTGATTTTGACGGCGTGACAACTAAAAACGCACAGGGCAAGAGAATTGTCAAGGCAGGTACACCAATCGGAGCAACCGGAAAGGCTGACAATACAGCCACAGTAGTAGGCATTTTAAGGTTCGATGTAACAGAGGACAGACCACAGGGAGTATTGCTTAAAAAAGCATATCTTAATACAAAGGTAGCAGAAGCACATTCTGGCGTTACATATGACGCAGCGGTTAAGACAGCTCTTCCAATGATTGTATTTGAATAATAACAGGAGGTAAACAGATGTTAATTAATGAAGTATTAGACAGTAAGTCTATTGCATTATCGGCAACAGAAAACGCTAGTAATCAGATACCTTATCTTGGTTTACAGTGGTTTCCTGAAAGAAAGAAGCAGGGACTTGATTTAAGTTGGATTAAAACACATAAAGGACTTCCAGTATCACTTGCACCATCCAACTTTGACACAATTCCAACTCTTAGAGCTAGAGGCGGATTAAGCAAGGAAAAAACGCAAATGGCATTTTTCCGTGAGGGAATGACAGTAGGCGAAGAGGAAATGCTTGAAATTGAGCGTATTCAGTCTGCTGACGACCCATACCTTGCAAGTGCTTTATCAAGTGTGTATGACGATACAAATAACCTTGTAAGCGGTGCAGAAGTTGTACCGGAGCGTATGAGAATGTCACTTCTTTCTACAAATGCAGGTCATCCGGTAATTGCTATTGTGAGCGATGGTGTTCAGTATGCTTACGATTATGACAAGGATGGCTCATACGCAAAAGACCATTACGCAAAGTTATCCGGCACAAGTATGTGGAGCGATACAGCTAATTCAAAGCCACTTACAGACCTTAACAACGCAAGAAAGAAGTTGCAGAAGCAGGGTAAGATTGCTAGATATGCACTTATGAACAGCAATACATTCCAATATCTGTTTGATAATGCACAGATAAGAAACTCAATCCTTGCACAGAACCTTACGGCAACTATTGAGGTTGACGATGATACTGTTATTTCAGTAGTGCAGAAGAGAGCAAAGCTCACTATCGTACTTTACGATAAGATGTACATTGATGATGATGGCAAAGAGCAGTACTTCTACCCGGATAACAAGGTTACACTTCTTCCAGAAGGCAGCCTTGGCAGCACTTGGTTTGGCACCACACCGGAAGAAAGAACTGCGAGACAGGTAGCTGATGTAGATGTAACAACATATGGTGTAGGTATTACAGTCGCTACAAAGACAGAGTATGGACCACCTATGAAAATGTCAACATTTGCTTCCGAGGTTGTTCTTCCATCATATGAGAATATGGATAGTACATTCGTATATGAGGTTCATAGCGAAGAGTAGGGGGTGCAACTATGAAATATCCATATATAGTGATTCATAATGGTAAGTGGTATAACGCAGGAGAAGAGGTACCGGATAGTAATCCTCCGGTATCTTCCGTTGGGTATACAAAGACCGAAATCAACAGAATGAGTACCGCAGACTTGCAAAAACTTGCCGCGGAGCAGGGGATTGAAAACGCACAAGCAACAAGTGGCGCGGAACTGAAAGAAATTCTGATTGCAAAATTTAATCTGTAGGAGATCGCTTATGTCATACACGCTTGTCGAACAGGTAAAGATTCGTTTAAAACAATTTCATATAGAAGAGGTAGAGGACGAAGCGACCGGGGAAAAGTCCGATAAAGTTGTGTTTGATGAAAAAGAATGTAACCCTTTGATTGAACAGCTTTTAGAGCAGGCAAGAAAAGAGATTATCAGCAGACGGAACTACCCGGACACATACACGCAAGACCAGATTGACAGTGATGTTAAGAATTATGAAAACATTATGGTCAATTTGGCAGTGTACGACCGCTCACAAGCCGGCGAAGCTTACATGGCAAGTTATTCCGAAAATGGAGTAAGCCGAATATGGAAAGACCGTGAAAGCCTTTTTGTTGGAGTGTTTCCGTTTGTAAAAGCAATGTAATTAAAGAAGATTGAGCGTGACCATATTGCCGGTGTCTGTAAAATGGTTGCAGGCGGCGCACATTAAGCGGTGGTGGGCAGTGCGTCAAAAGGAGATTCAAATGAAAAGTATTTTGATTCAAACTTATCTTGTGGCACTTCCGATAGTGCTTGGATATATAGTTTGGCTTCTTAAACAACAAAAGAAAAGCAGGGACGCGAACAGTAAAGGAACAATGCTCCTTTTGCGCGTCCAGCTTATTGAATACCATGCAAAGTACACCAGAATCGGAGAAATACCGTCATATGCCTATCAGAACTTCTGTGAGATGTATGATGCGTACCATGCGTTAGGTGGAAACGGAATGGTTACGAAAATGAAACATGAGATTGAAGAGATTCATATAGGGAAAGGAGATAAAAGCCATGAGGAATTGGAAGGATTGGACTAAGAAAGCCGGAATCCGAGCAATCAAGACTGTTGCGCAGGCGGCAGTTGCCGGAATTGGAACGGCGGCATTTATGGGCGCGGTGGATTGGAAATATGTTCTTTCTGCATCAGTCCTTGCCGGAGTGTTATCGCTTCTGACGAGTGTTGCCGGAATCCCGGAGGAAAACACCAATGCTTGACATTAACAAGCAGGAAATGAAATATTCGCAATCCGGTCAGAGGGTATTCATCCCACAAACTGACGAAAATGGAGATATTGTCTATGAAGGGTACAAGGATTCCGATGGGAACTTTGTACCTTATTTAGATTCCGAAGGCAACAAGATTCCAAAAGGCGAGGAAGTTGAAGGGTTTTCAGAACCTACGACATTCCGAGCCAATATCAGCAATAAGTTGTCAGAAGCCCTTGTGAAAGAATTTGGAATTGATGATAGTACATCATACTGTCAGCTTGTCACGGATAAAGGATATTTGCCACTGAAAGCCGGTGATGTGGTGTGGAAACGTTCGGAAGTCAAACGCACTGATGATGGACTTGTGGATTCAGAAACCGCAGATTACATCGTAAAAGGCGTTGCCGATGAAGGACTGACCACGGATTTATTTCTTCTTCGGAAGAATATTAAGTAGGTGGTCGCATGGCAAAGAAAACTATTTCAATGACATTATCCTCTAAATCCATACAAGACGCCATAAAGGAATTAGAAAAGTACCGCGATAGTTTACAGGCTAAATGCGATTTACTTGTTTCTAGGCTTGCACAGATAGGTCAGACGGCGGCAATAAAACACGTATCGGAATCCCCATTAGGAAACACGATAACGGTAAGGGTTGATAAAGCACCGCAGCTAATGACCTCGAACGCAATTTTGATTGCAACGGGAAAAACGGTAACGTCAGAAGACCGCGAACCATTCTATACGTTGTTGGCTGTGGAGTTTGGAGCAGGAATTTTTTACAATTCCGAAGATAATCCAAAAGCACCGGAACTTGGATTCGGTGTCGGCACGTATCCGGGGCAAATACACGCTTTTGAAGATGGTTGGTACTATTGGGACGATAAGACCGAAACATGGCGTTATACCCACGGTATCAAAGCCACAATGCCTATGTATAATGCGGAACAACAGATTATTCAACAGTATGTAAAGATTGCAAGGGAGGTATTCGGTGGAAAATGAGTTAAACAGTTGGGCGCTTGATTTTGAAGATACCTTATGTTCCCTTTTGAAATCATACATGGAAAGCAAGGTAAGAGGAATTAAGGTGACGCAAGATGAAGAATCGGGCGGTACCGCAACATTTCCGACGCTTTTAGTCAGACAAATCGGTGGTACAGAAGCCGGACGAACGAATGAAGCAAAGACAATCAACGCAATTCGCCCAACATTTCAGATCACAATTACAAACAAAGGTTCAAGAAAAGCAACTAAGGACATCGCAGCATATGCGGTGTCTTTTTTTAAACAACAAATGTTTGAGGTATCAAATATAATCCCAACAATTTCCAAGCAAGTGCGAACGGTTACATTCCGTGCAACTCGCGTAATTGGAAACGTTGAGCATTTAGATCAGCTATAAGTAGAAAGGAAGTAGAAAATATGGCATCAACAAGCTATAGAACACGTGTCATTGTAAAAGAGCACACGGAAAAACAGGCTGACTTTGCAGGAACATACAATCTTTTGGTTGCCGCTAAGTCAGTTCCAAGCCCTGCGTCACCGCCAAACACTGTTGAGTCAACCACAATGGAAGATGACCAGCAGACTTTTGAAAAAGGAATTAAGACTTCTGATTCAAGAGAAATCACAGGAAACCTTGAAAAAGAATATCTTTCAAAGGTGGATGGATATGGAGATAAAAAACTTGATATTATCCATTTGTATGGAACGGACGGTATTGGTGGTGTAGCAAAGTACGCATATGTAGGAACTGCAACAGCAACACCTAACGATGTAGGTGGAAACGATGAAATCCTTGAAATGACGGTAACAGTTATTCCAAGCACAGCATCAGAGCTTGTTACGGATAAGCTGACTGTCGTTGACAACAACGATGGAACATTCACTGTAACAGTGGTGGGGTAAAAAGCCTATCGGACGAGCAATCGACCGCACTGGTAGGCGAGGATGAACGGTCGATAGCAGAACTTGAAGCAATAAGATAAGCAACAATGGGGCGGTGGCAACACTGCCCCTTGCCAATATAGGGCAGAAAGGCAAGGTAAAACATGAAAGTAAAGTTAGGAAATAGCGAATATTCAATCAAATTTGGTTTTAAACCAACATTAAAGTCGCATCTTATCAAAGATGTATCAGAGTCGGTAAGTGAGCAGGACGGAAGCTTAGAATCCGTAGAGAAACTGTTACTTGAAACACTTCCTAAAATGCTTCTTGTAGGATTACAAATAAACCATAAGGACGAGTTCGGATATGACTACGAAACAGGGGAAGGATATGACGAGCAGTTCCAGAAGGTGCTTGATATGCTTTCCGAAAAGATTGACAATGGCGAAATCAACTGCCTTGAATTGTTTAATGAGTTAGAGTCCGAGTTGGAGTCAAACAGTTTTTTAGCGCAAATGATGGAGACGGAGAAGAAGAATCAAACGCCGGCGAAGAAAACTCCATCCAAGACAGCCAGCAAGAATTAACATGGGAATATTACGTTGCGGAAATCCGTCCGTTTTACCTTGTGGTAACGAAAGGCTACGGATTTTCCGTTGATGATATAGATATGATGAATCCAGAGTTGCTTAAACCTTATGTGGATGCATATAAGGCAGAATGGAAGCAACGCGACATGGAAATGTATATGTGGTTTGGCAGATACGCAACGTCAGCACTTGTGACCGCAATAGACGCGACATTCGGAAAGGGAAATAGCAAGTATGTAAAAGAGACTTGCTACGATTCTATCGAAAAGCATAATACGGACGATCCCGATGCAGAGATACGAGAAATGCTTAAGGCAGAAGAAGAATGGGCGGCTAAATCAAGGCAATCACATTTACCAAAGCCAAAGATAGTTTAAGAAAAGAGGTATTACTATGGCAGTAATTATCGGAAGTGCTAGACATGATGAACACGGAAATTGCTATTCTGGTGGGAAAGCCGGAGATCAGACCGGACAGGAAGTGTCTACACAGAAGTTTTATAACCATTCTAAGGGATGGTACGTGCTAAGAGCGAAGGACGATAGGGTTGCGGAGAAGTTAGCCGAAGCTATGAAGATTGCATCTGATAACAAAAATATCGGCTATGACCAATCGGAACGCTACGGAGTCATTAAGCATGGAATCAACACAAAAGTCAAGACGGAATGCGATTGTTCTTCCCTTGTACGTGCCTGTATTATCTATGCATCCGGTAAGGATGTGGGAGATTTCAATACATCCAATGAACGACCGGTAATTTTGAAATCCGGTTTGTTTGATGATATGGGTTCTTATCATGTTGGGTTTGTTCTTCACAACGGAGATATTCTTGTGACACGTATAAAAGGGCACACAGTGATTGTTGTAAGCGGTGCAAAGAAAAGCAAAAAAAAGTATTATCCGAAGTATACCGGAAATTCCGGTTCAATCATTGAAGCGTTAAAAGCGGTTGGGGAAGATGATGTATCGAAAGAACATCGTGCGGAAATCGCAAAAAAGAACGGATTTTCCAATTTTAAGTTTACATCAGAGGAAAATTCAAAGATGCTTTCTCTTCTGAAAAAGGGAAAACTGAAAAAGTAATTCAAGGGCGGTAAGGGTCAAATCTTACCGTCTTTTTCTTATGTAGTAGAAAGTTGGTGGATAAATGGAATTAGAGTCTCTTGAAATAAAAATCCAAGCACAGGCACAACAGGCAAGCGGTCAGATAGATGCGCTTGTGACAAGGCTTGGGAGATTATCTTCCGCACTTTCCGGGCTTAATACCGGGAACCTGAATAGTCTTTCCACAGGGGTAAACCGACTTGCAGGGGCAATGACGGCAATGCGTGGAATTGACACACGGACTTTTTCTGCAGTGGCAAGAAATGTGAGCAAATTAGGCTCTATCAACAGCAAACAGATTAATGCCGCGGCTGGTTCTATGCGTCAGATTTCCAACGCGGTAAAAGGGCTTTCTGGAATGTCAGCATCTGTTAAGGGTCTGACAGACCTTGCATCTGCAATCAAACAGCTTGGCTATACAAGCTCAACAAAGGCAATTGAAAATATCCCGAAACTTGCTACGGCAATGAGACAGCTTATGTCCGAACTGTCAAAAGCACCTAGAGTAAGCCGGAATATTATCGACATGACAAATGCATTGGCAAAGTTATCGCGTACCGGTGGAGCGGCAGGAACAGCGGCAAAAAGCATCACAAGCTCATTTAGCGGATTTAGTTCCGGTGCTTCTGCGGTTACCAAGAAGTCTTTCTCTCTTGCGTCTGCAATCGGAAAAGTGTATGCAACGTATTGGACTCTATTCCGAGGATTTAGGCTACTTGGAGATGCTATTGATATATCATCCTCACTGACAGAGGTTGAGAACGTTGTAAGGCAGACATTCGGGCAGTATGAAAGCCTAATTAACAATTTCGCAAAAACATCAATTGAAAAATTTGGTATGTCCGAATTGTCCGCGAAACAGTTTGCAAGCCGTTTCCAAGCAATGGGAACTGCCCTCGATATTCCGCAGGGGGAAATGGCAAAAATGTCTATCCGATTGACAGAATTAGCCGGAGATATGGCTTCATTCTATGATGTGAGTCAAGAAGATATTGCCAAGAGTCTGCAATCTGTATTTTCCGGTACTACGGCACCTATGCGGCGTTATGGTATCGACTTGACACAGGCAACATTAAAGGAATGGGCGTTAAAGCAAGGACTTGATGCGAACATTTCCTCAATGACGCAGGCTCAAAAAGCCATGTTGCGTTATCAGTATGTGCTTGCGCATACAACCAATATTACCGGAGATTTCGCACGTACAGCCGATACATGGCATAACCAGATAACCATGCTTAAAGAGAACTTCAAAGCACTTGGAGCGGTTGTTGGTGGTGGTTTAATCAATGCATTTAAGCCGTTTATCAAGGTACTCAATGCAGTTCTACAAAAGGTGATTTCCTTCGCGGAAATGGTAACAAATGCTTTAGGTTCAATCTTCGGATGGAAGTATGAAGCAAGCAAAGGGGCAGGAATCAGCGGTCTTGCTGATGATATTGGGAGCGCGTCTGATGGCATGGATGATTTAAGTAATGCCGCAGGAAACGCAGGAAAAAACACGGGTGGTATCGCGAAAAATGCCAAGAAAGCAAAAAAGGAAATCCAACAGGCAACTCGTGCATTTGATGAATTGAAGGTTATTTCAAAACAGAGTAAAGACAAGGGTTCCGGTTCGGGGAATAAAGGTTCTGGTTCTGGATCTGGTTCAGGTGCTGGTGGCGGCACCGGTGCTGATGGCGGATTGGTTCAGACCGACACCATCTTTAAGAAATTCAAAAGCAACATCAAAGACCTTGAACAGTTGGGAGAGTCTATTTCCGGTGCGTTAATTAACGCAATGAAAAAAATTAAATGGAAAAAAGTGTATGCAAAAGCCGAAGGCTTTGGAAGGGGACTAGCCAAATTCCTTAACGGACTATTTAAAGGGCAAAAAGGCACAACGCTTTTCGGAGAAACCGGAAAGCTGATAGCTAATTCATTAAATACAGTTCTTCACGGATTGGATTCATTTGGCACAACATTTAATTGGAAACAATTTGGAAATTCAATTGCAGACGGAATAAACAAGTTTTTCCAAAACTTTGACTTTGCATTATTGGCTCAAACACTTAATTCGTGGGCGCAAGGCGCGTTTGATGCAGTTACGACAGCATTAAGTAAAATTTCATGGAAGGATGTTTGGAAAGGCGTCAAGGAGTTTTTAAGCAACTTAGACGTAAAAACAGTTGCAATTATCATCGGTGCGCTGACAATCAAAAAAATCCTTGGATTGCATCTTGCAAAAACAGCGCTTGATATAATTGGAACATCTATTTCAAAAGCAATAGCGTCTTCTATTGCATCTAAATTAGGTGTTGGAATTGCGGCAAACCAAGGAATTGGCGCAGCTTTGTCTACCGCATTATCCGGAAAAATAACGACGGCATTTGCGACGGTTGGAACAACCATTTCGGCAGGATTTAAGGCTTTGTTTGGAAGTAAAGCGGCAGAAGGTGCGCTTGCATTTATAAGTCCTGTTGCAAAAGCAATAACCGGAATAAGCTCCGTTGCGATTGGCGCATTTACTGCAATATCAAACTTTGTGACCATGTTAAAGAACGGATTCAGTTGGCTTAATGAAGCACTTATGCTTGTCGGAGTTGCGATTACGGCAGTCGGAGCGGTTATTTTAGGGGTAGCGGCAGCACCGGCAGCGATTATCGCAGGAATAGTAGCTGCTGTTGCAACGGCAACTGTAGTAGTCAAGGATCATTGGAAAGAAATAAAAGGAATTTTCTCAAAAGCCGGAGATTGGTTTAATACTAATGTGATTAAGCCAATAAGCGGATTTTTTGAGGGATTATGGAAATCCGTTTCCGGTTTTTTCTCTTCTTTATGGAAAGATATATCCGGTGTATGGAAAACAGTTTCTGGATGGTTCAATACTAATGTTATAACTCCTATTGTTTCATTTTTCCAAGGATTTTCGAAAAGAGTTGGTCAAATCTTTCAAGGATTGTGGATCATTGTCAAGGCTGTATGGATTGTTGTTTCTGATTGGTTTAAATCAAAGGTAATAGAGCCAATAAAGAAGAATTTTGAATTATTGAAATCGGCAGTATCAACCGCATTTAAGGTTCTATGGACAACTGTGAAATCGGTATGGGCTGTGGTTTCCGGTTGGTTTAAGGAGCATGTTACAACACCTATTAAGAATGCTTTTAGTTCAGCAAAAGAATCTATTCAGAAAGCATTTAGCGCGGCAAAAACAGCGGTAACCGGGGCGTGGAACAGTGTTTCTAGTTGGTTTAAAGAACATGTAACCACCCCGATAAAAAATGCTTTCTCGAAGATGAAAGAAAGTGTAGCTGAAATATTCAGCAAATTATGGAATAGCGTGAAAAGTGGCGTTGCCGGGGCAATGAACACCGTAATTTCAAGAATTGAAACAGCAATAAATTCATTGATCGGTGGAGTGAATACCGTTTTGAAAGGGTTTAACAGTGTTGTTTCTGCGGCGGCTAAAGTAGCGAAGGTAAAGTGGAGCGGAGTCGATCTTGTGCCGAAAGTGAGCCTACCTAAAGTAAAGGCTTATGCAACGGGCGGTTTTATGGATAAATATAGCATAGCAACAGTTGGAGAAAATGGGCTTCCGGAAATTATGGGAACAGTCGGAGGTAAGCCAGCGGTCGCAGGAAGCCAAGAAATTACCGGAATCAAAGATGCCATCAATTCAACATCTGCGCAAGAGGTTTCCTTATTGCGACAGCAAAATCAGTTATTACAAGCTATTTTACAGAAAAATTTCGGAATTACTACAAACGACATAGGAAAAGCCGCAAGGGATTATGGGAGAGAACATTACAATCGAACCGGAGATAATGTATATGTTTTTTAGTGACTTCTATAATTGAACGTGATATAATTCTAAATAAATCATATCACAAGAAAGGAGTCATTATGAGAAGCACAAAAAAATTATTAGTAGCTATGGGGTTGGCGTTTGCCGTTTTGATTTCGGCTATGCCAATCCAAAATGCAGATGGGAAACAGATTGTTGCGCAGGCGGCAACTATCAAATTAAACAAGAAAGCCATTTTGCTTGATGTTGGGAAAACACAGAAATTGAAAGTTACCGGAACAAAAGCAAGAGTTAAATGGAGTTCAACCGAACCAAGCATTGCAAAGGTAGGTAAAAGCGGAATTGTTACGGCAGTATCATCCGGAACGGCAACGATCAAGGCTAAAGTTGGAAAGAAAGTGATGTCTTGCAAAGTAAGTGTGAAAGAGAAAATCAACAGACTTGCATACGAAGATTCGAGCATTAGGGTTTATTTTACAGGGCTAAAAAAGGGAACATATCCGGACGAACTTATAGCTTGTTTGACAATCGAAAATATTACAGACAATAATATTACGGTTAATTCTGACACATCATCAGTAAATGATGTTATGGCAGAAGGGACGTTATATCAAGAACTTTCTCCACATAAGAAAGCTTATGCAACATGGTGGACAATGGATGATAACATTGTGAGTTTGCCAATAAAGAATATTGACAACATACAACTATCCCTAGTTGTCTGGAATGAGGACTCGGAAGATTCCGACTACTACGTGACAGATTCTTTTGGGTTACTAAAATGAGTTAAAGGATTTTTGGGAGGAATTTGATTATGAAACAAAGCGGATGGGGAATTGCATCTTTAGTGTGCGGAATAGCAGGAATTTTGTTAGCATGTGTTGCGATAGGTGTAGTCCCTGCAATAATCGGTCTCGTATGCGCAATAATTGCACTTACGCAAAAATGGAAAGGGCATGGAACTGCAATTGCGGGTCTTGCTTGTTCAATAGTTGCGATAATTATTTTTATTTTTGCGGCACTTGTATTTGATGAAAGTGATTCAGACCAACCAGAAAAAGTTGAAAGCAGTCCAGATGTGGAAGCATCGGATGATGAAACGGAAGAATCGACCGATTCATCCGATGACTACTTCACATTAGGTGATTCGGTTGAGACTAATGACTTGATAATAACATTTTCATCTGCAAAATTAACATTGGACGATGTTGCGTATCAAAGTCCAGATGATGGAGATGCGTTTATGAAACTAGATTTCGAGTTTGAGAATATATCAGATGAAGATCAAGACATTTCTGGATATGATTTTTCGGCATACGCAGACGATTATGCTGTTGATTACATAGACAGCACATTTGACACAACGCTTAGTCCGGGTAAAAAAACTAAAGGTTCGATATATTTTGAAGTTCCTATGGACACGAAAGTTTTTGACACAGAATATAGCACAAGCTATTATGGAAATTCAAAAGTAAAATTTTCAATAGTGGCAGAAGAATAAAAGCATAAGCCGTGGAAACACGGCTTATTTTAATTCAAAAGCTGATTGACACAAAATCAAAAATAGTCTATCCTTATTACTAAGGAAACAACCTTATCCGTGAAGATGCGGATTACTTACTCGAACGCCATACTGTACGAAAGAGGAAACCAATGTGATTTCACAAGCGGTTTCCTCTTTTTTATTCCGATAAAAATGTATGGAGGTAGACACGAATGAAAAAATCACAACTTATGCTTAAGATTCAAAATAGCATTGAGGTATTTGAAAATCCAATATTCGGACAGATTAGAATGACCATGGTAGATGATGAACCGATGTTTTGCCTTATTGATGTTTGCAGGGCATTGGAAATTAAAAATGCTACAGACGTAGCAAAAAGGCTTGATGAAGATGAACTGACTAGATTAAATCTAGGCGGTCGTGCAGGAGAATCAAATTTCATTACAGAGAGCGGCTTATATGCGGTTATCGTTCGAAGCGACAAACCGAACGCAAAGAAGTTTCGCAAGTGGGTAACATCAGATGTTCTTCCTACAATACGTAAAACAGGTGGGTATGTCAATAATGATGAATTATTTATTTCCACTTACCTGCCGTATGCAGATGAAAATACTAAGCTGATATTTTCACAGACATTAAAAACTGTTAGAGAGCAGAACGAAACCATTAAAAGGCAGAAGAAAGAAATCATCCATAAGGAAGATGTTATTATTGGACTCGTTGATGATATTGACTTGGCGACCAAGAGACAGCGTATAACGCAGATTGTCCGTTTCGGTGCCGATGGAAAGTATCAAGAACGCTATTCGTTGCTTTATGGAGAATTTGAAAGGAAATATCACTGCAACCTTAAATCAAGGATGGAAGGGTGCACACTCAAACCGAAAGTAAGAAACAAGATGGATTATATCGACAGGGAAATGGGAATGATTCCGCAGTTGTACGAAATCGCTTGCAAACTTTTTGAAAACGATGTAGAAAAGCTGAAATCTGAATGGGAATCAGTAGTAGCTTAAAATTTAATCAAATGGATAGCATCTACCAAACGGTAGGTGCTATTTTTATACCCATTTTTAGGAGGTAAACGATGGGATATGGTGGATATTTGGTAAAGTTTGGGAATTATACCATACCGAACAGTTTAATAAAGCAGGATACGTTTAGTTCCTATGTAAATATGCAGGACAAAGACCCATGGACGGATGAAAACGGATATGAGCATCGTGATGCCGTGGAACTGAAAGCCTTAAAGGTCGAGTTTGAAACTAAAGCCATGCTGACCGAAAAACAGTTTGATGATTTTTGGAAAAACATTGAAAAGAACTATACAAAGGCAAAGGAGCGCGGTGGCTATATCACGGCATATGTGCCGGAGAAACGCGGATATGTCACACAGTACGGATATATCGCTGATATTCAGCCTACGTTCTATTCTGTGGCACATGGGAAGATTAAGTATGACGCAATCAAATTTTCGTTTGTAGGTGGTGTATATGATAAATAGCAGTTTGAAAGAAAAGTATTGGGATTCCTCGACGGATAAGCAGATGGTCATATCTGTTGTTGGAACGAACCAGAAGATAGACAATTCGATGCTTGAAATCGGTACGTTTTCGCTTGAAGAAAGTCTTTGTTCGGAGTCTGAATTAAAGTTTGGAGCGTGCGAAGCGAATTGCGTAAAATTCACAGCACGAAACACCGCAGGAAGCATTATCGGAAAGACAATCTCTATCGAAGAAACGATTGATGGAGATAGCCAAAATCCGATGCCATACGGAGTTTTTAAGGTGGCATCCGATGTTCCTACGGCTGACCGGACAAAACGGCAGATTACGGCATATGACGCTATGCATGACATTATCAATACGGATGTAAAGTCTTGGTATGCAGGACTTAGCTTTCCAATGACGCTTAAGCAGTTCCGCGATAGCTTTTTTGCATATCTTGGAATTGCGCAAGTTGAAACAAGCCTTGTCAATGATTCCATGACGGTAAATAAGACGATTGTAGCCACACAGACGGACGATTCAAGTGCGGTCACAGAAGAGTCCTCTATCAGTGGAAAAACCGTTGTAACGGCAATCTGTGAGATTAACGGATGCTTTGGCAATATCAACCGGAATGGCAAGTTTGAGTATGTCTTTCTTAAAGCAATCACAAGTGCGCTTTATCCGGCAGACAATTTATTTCCGTCTGACAATTTATTTCCGTCTGATGCAAACACAGAGTCCATGACCGGACACTATATCACGTTTGATTACGAGGACTTCCAGAGTAAGGCAATCACACAGCTTGAAATCAAGACAAGCGAAGATAATGCCGGTGCTATTGTTGGAACTGCCGGGAACAACTATTCGATTACAGGAAACTTTCTTGTATCAGACAAGACCGGAGCAGAGTTGGAGCAGATCGCAAATAACCTATTGCCGATTATGAAACAGGCGGTATACACACCGATTAAAAGTTGTACTTGTGTCGGAAATCCATGTCTGACACTTGGCGAACCAATCCGGTTCAATACCACAAGAGAGATTGTTGAAACATATCTATTGCAGCGCACTTTAACCGGAGTGCAAAGTAAGAGAGATTCAATCTCGGCACAGGGCACAGAGACTCACAGCGCAAAAGTTAATTCCATGCGTGAAACATTGGAAAGCGTGCAAAGACGTACCGGAAAGTTAGAGAGAAACGCAGACCATCTTCAATCCACATACGAGGATTTAGAGCAACAGACAAGCTCTAAGTTTGAGCAGACCGCAAATAGTATTTCCGCAGAAGTCAATCGAGCACAAAAAGCGGAAGGGCAATTAGACGCATCACTGGAATTGAAACTTGGAAGAGACGAGAACGACCAAGTTATTTCTATGATCAATGCCAGCGCAGACCAGATTATGCTTCGTGGAAACAGGCTCATAATTCAAAGTAATAACTTCGAGCTTGATGGGAATGGGCGAGTAACAATCATTGATTCACTCAACTTCCTAACGACAGCACTTGGTGACAACCTTACAATTATTGGACTCGACGGAAAAGGAAGGCCAATGCTTCAGAACATTCTTGTTGACACAGGATCAGTAACAGACCAAGATGGTGTGGCCTTAGGAGATCATGCTAGTACAGCAGACTATGCAACAAAAGCAGGTTCAGCAAGAACAGCAGAAAGTGCAACACAATGCATAAAAGCATCTACTGCATATTATCTACAAGGAATCGGAATAAATGAGCATGTGCAAATTTCTGGAAACGGAAATCTCATTCCAAATTCCAGCTCTATATATTGCGGTACTACACCAAATCCATTTGCTGGAGGGTATTCTTCAGGCGGTTGGAAAACAACATCTGATCGCAGAAAGAAAAAAGATTTCCAAAAGCTGTTAGAGGATGACCGATTTGAAAGATTCTTTATGCTTCTACAGCCTATGAAATATCGTTTTATAGAGAATGATAAGGAAATTCACATTGGATTTGTTGCACAGGATGTCGAACAGGCAATGATGGATTGCAACATATCTGACGAAGAGTTTTATGGTCTTGAACATGCAGTATTATCTAAAAAAGATTTTGAATCTAATGAGGAATGGGAAAAATTCTTAGAGCAGAATGGTGGCGCAAATGATATGTATACATTGTGCTACCAAGAGTTTATTGCGCTTAACACTGCAATGATACAGAAATTGCAGAACAGATGTAACGATTTTGAACGCAGACTATCCGCATTAGAAAGGAGTGTGAGCCATGCAGAAAATATATAACCGTACACACTGGGAGAATTTTCCAAGCGAGAAAACAGCAATTGATGCCATGCGGTTAAATAATGTGGAAGCCGGCATTGACAATCTGGATGATCGTGTGGTTGCTATGGATGCGTCTAAGGTTGATTTGGCAAAGGCAAATGAGCTTGTAAAGGAAATCCTTTGGAATGAACCTATGGGAGTGCTGACGGTCGTTAAGATGAATGGTTCCAAGGCAGTCATTGATACCAAGTTGGAGAAGTTGGCGGTAAACTTCAAGTACAATCCGCAGACACAACAGTTGGTAATCACGCTTGACGATGGCACGGTGCAGAACGTGGATTTATCCACATTGATTACAGAATATGAGTTCTTGGATTCTGATACAATCGCATTTGCAATCGGCAGCGACGGTAAGGTGTCCGCAATCGTGAAAGAGGGAAGTATCCAAGAAAAGCATCTGCGTCCGGATTACCTTGCAGATATTAAAGTGGAATCTGCCAAGGCGGTAGCATCTGCCAAAAGCGCAGGAACGTCCGAAACCAACGCGGCAAAATCTGCCACAGATGCCAAGGACAGCGCAGACCGGGCGCAGGGAATCGAAAACGAGATTAACAAGAAACTCGCAATGGCAGAATTTGATGTGAATGAGGATGGGGAGTTGATTTACACGGACAATTCGGCATATAACTTTGTCGTTGATAATGACGGAAATTTAAACTGGGAGGTGGCTTAGAATGGCTATAGCAGGAAGAGTGGCAATTGTACCAAAGGATGACTATGACGCATCCTTGATTTACAAACGGTTGGATGCAGTAATGCATAACAACACGCTTTACATTGCGAAAAAGAATGTTCCGGCAGGGAAAGTACCTGGAGCAGATACAAAAGACTATTGGATGAGCGGACCATCCGCAGGAGCAAGTAAACCAGCGACAACCACATCTAACGGTCTAATGTCCGCAACCGACAAAAAAGCAATTGAGGTTTTGAAAAAACCGCTGGCTACTTGCGCGACCGGTCGAGCTACGGCGGCTAAAGTTGCAACATTGGCAAACTTTGTATTACAAGTCGGTACGAGCATTGCGGTTAAATTTACGGATACGGTGGGCACAGCAAATCCAACAACCGGGAACCTTACACTTAATGTAAATGGCACCGGGGCGAAAACTATAGGATATTTTCGAAACGGGAATAAGGCGGCTATTTCTTATGCAAGCGGAAATTTCTTCTATAATAATGCGACCCATATATTTACTTATGATGGTACATTTTGGTTGTGCATGGACTGGAATGCTGATAATAACACAACATATTCTAATTTTGTAAAATCAGGTGCTGGTGCGAAAGCCGGTCTAGTTCCTGCACCATCGACTACAGCAGGAACGAGTAAATATCTAAGAGAAGATGGAACATGGCAAACACCACCGGACACGAAAACAAGTGTAGTGAATAATCAGACAACCACGGTTGCCGGATATGCGTTAGACGCACGGCAGGCGAACCCGAATATAGACGGCACGTTGGCGAAACAGTTAAGTGATTTAAACGGCAGTTTAAAAATTGAAGGAAATCCCAATGTAACAATCGTAAACGGCGCTGGCGAAGTTTTAAATTATAAATGCGGAAACTTATCTATGATATCTATTGAGATTACTCCATC